GGTTATATTCTGTGCTACCAGCAAGAGCAATACAGGATGATTTCTTACACGCTACAACATTAAGAGTGCTAGGAGCAATATGTCTGCATACTAATAAGTATGGGATCTGCTTTCCATCTAGGATCACACTTGGACGACATGTATCCAGGACTCCTAAAACAGTTTCATTTCATGTTTCCAGGTTAATTAAGTTAGGATACATCAGGAAGCTACAGAAAAGAGATTACAGGCTCAAAGGAAAGCCCAGGAAATCTAAGTATGCTACTAATAGATACCAGGTATTATACGAAGGTAAGAAGACTAAACTACCAAGTATGGAACAGTTCTATGCGCCAAGACCAAAGGTAGCTGAGGAGTTTCCAGAGGATAAACAGCCTGTTACACATAAAAGTAGGGATTTAAAGGGATTGGCACAACGAAAAAACCTCATTTACAGTATCGCACAAGCATTTTGTACAGGAATTGAACAGGCAAGTTCTGTCCATAAAATACCAGATAACTACCTTATTGACGCTGAATACCTATATGACAAGGGTATATTACCACAGCAAATCCTGGAAAGCACAGTAGCATTGACTATTAAAATGCTAAAGGATGAAGGTAAGATCCCATTAACAATAAAAGAGGTAGCCAAAAAGTCAGGATTAGACTAATATTTACATAACCTAAACGTTCGGATGCATTATGACAGACACAACACGCAAAAAAAATAGACACACCCCTGGTCCCCCCACCCCCCAGCGTTCCTGTATAGGGGGTTCTCACAAAATTTTAGAACATGATCCTGTAGAAAAACCTTCGCACTACAGGCAAACAGACTGGGAGGCTATAGACGTAATCAAAAACTCTATGACCAAAGACGAATACCAGGGCTATCTACGAGGCAATATTATGAAATACACTATGAGGTACCGATATAAAACAAGTCCTGTAGAAGACTTACGCAAAGCACGTTGGTATCTAGAAGAGTTAATTAAGGATGTAGCAGATGACGAAAGATATTATAAAAATCCGTAAAGCTAGGCAGATATTAAAACAAGGCTCCGAGGCTGATAAGGATAAGGTCCTACATGAGTTAGAGGCTATTGCTGGTAGCGAAATAACAGATGCTATTAGTTGGGATGACAAAGGACAAGTCCATTTACATGACTCTAATACCTTACCGAGTCGAGCCAAGAAAGGGATCAAAAAGGTTAAAGCGACTCCTGGTAAATACGGCACCAGTATTGAGATAGAAATGCATGATAAATTAGGAGCGCTGCGATTATTGTCAAAGCATCATGGATTATTAGATGATGTTGCTGAAGACAAAAGACCTTCGGTGATAGGTATTAATATTACAGGACCAGATGCCAAAGATGTAAAGGTAGAAGAAAAGTGAGAAATTACGAAATTATTATAACTTTAGTTGCGAACCGTAAACCAAAACTAGATGAGTTACATGATTTTTTATTTTGTAGGATGAGGGACGGTGATCTTAAATATAAAATTATTAAGGTAGATAATGAGCAAAAAGAAAAAACAACAAACAACATTCGTACACAAAGCTGAAAATTTTTGGAAGAATTTTTTGCATTTTAAGCATTGTTCTGTTTGTGGACCAGATAAAGTTGCAGAGCATTATTATAAATTTAAGTTCTATTGTGAAGACTGTTATCAATTTTTTAGGAGTAAAAAATGAGAGTATTATCTTTAGGTGCTGGAGTACAAAGCAGTACATTAGCATTAATGATAGAGAAAGGGGAAGTGCCTATGGTTGATTGTGCTATTTTTTCTGACACACAAGCAGAACCAGATTATGTTTATGATTATTTATATAAGTTAAAAAAACTTGTAAGTTATCCAATACATATAGTTACAGGAGGTGATTTAGGTGAAGATAGTTTAAACGACCCTTTTGTGAAGTTACCAGTTTATATATTAGATTTAGAAACTGGTGTGGTAGGTTTTGGTAGAAGGCAATGCACTAGAGAATACAAAATAACTCCTATTATTAAAAAGATTAGAGAGTTATCAGGGTTAAAAAAGTATCAAAGAATACCAGTAGATTTTAAAGTATCTATGTTGATGGGTATATCAAGAGATGAGATGCAAAGAGCAACAGAGAACAGAGAAAAGTGGATAACAAATGAATATCCTTTAATATTTGATAAACAATACAATAGAGGAGATTGTTTAGCTTGGATAGAAAGAAATGGATATACATTGCCGCAAAGGTCTGCTTGTTATTTTTGTCCATTTCAATCTAATATGGAGTGGCGAAAAATGAAGGAATTGCAACCAGTTATGTTTAACAATGCAGTTAAGTTTGATGAAAAAATACGACATAAAATGCGTGATGATAGATATCAGGCTTATTTGCATAAGGAGTGCAGACCATTGAAGGATATAGATTTAGATCCTAACAAAGACCAAATGGATATGTTTAATGATATATGTGATGAAGGGATGTGTGGAGTATGAAAAGAAAATATTGGCACCAAAGTATAATAGCAGAATTACGAATGGCAAAAGGACTAACACAATCAGATCTAGCTGAATTATGTGATATTAGCGTAACGACTGTAGGGAATATAGAGGCTGGTATTACTGCTGGTAATTTTATGACAGTAGATAAAATTTTCCACGCACTAGGACATGAAATAGAGGTTATAGAAATAGAAAATGGCGAGAAGACAACAAGCGAGAGATACCACTAACCGTAAGAAACGGATCCAGAAACAAGATCCTATACATGGATTAAATCTGGATTTTAGTAATCAACCTACGGTATGGAACTTTTTACATGATGATGCATTTTTTCGTGGCATATTAGGTCCTGTAGGATCAGGGAAGTCTTATGCTTGTGCATCTGAAATTATGCTACGTGCTGTAAAACAAGTAGCTAGTCCTATAGATAATATTAAATACTCACGTTTTGTTGTAGTACGAAACAGTTATCCTGAATTACGTACTACTACTATAAAAACATGGTTAGAGATATTTCCTGAAAATCAATGGGGATCTATGCGCTGGTCCCCTCCTCTAACGCATCACTTAAAATTACCACCGAGAGGAGATATAGCTGGTATTGATTGCGAAGTTATATTTCTGGCATTAGATCAACCAAAAGATGTACGTAAATTATTATCCTTAGAACTAACTGGTGCCTGGGTAAATGAAGCAAGAGAATTACCTTTATCTATTGTACAAGGATTAACGCACCGAGTAGGACGTTTTCCTACTAAAGCTAATGGTGGTTGCGCTTGGAGAGGGATCTGGGCAGATACTAACCCTCCAGATTCAGATTCCTGGTGGCATACATTAGCTGAAAAGGAACCGATTAAAGGTAAATTTAAATGGAATTTTTACAGACAGCCAGGTGGAATGTCTGAAGTAGGATACCAGGAAGATGCTATTCAGGCTGGTGGTAAATATTGGATACCTAATGATAAAGCAGAAAATATAAAAAACTTACCTCCAGGATATTATGAACAACAGCTAGGTGGTAAAGAATTAGACTGGTTGCGCTGCTATGTTGGTGGACAATATGTATATGTAAAAGAAGGTAAATCTGTATGGCAAGAGTTTGATGCGTCATCAATGGTAGATGATCAGATAGAGCCTAATAAAGAATTACCAATACAAGTTGGTATAGACTTTGGATTAACACCAGCTTGCGTGTTTGGGCAACGTTTTGCATCAGGTAAATGGCATATCTTACATGAATTAGTATCTGAGGATATGGGACTAGAACGTTTTGCTCAGATGTTATTGTATGAATTAAATACCAGGTTTGAAAACATGGAACCGATTATATGGGGAGATCCAGCTGGTAGTGCTAGAGATCAGATATTTGAAGTAACCAGCTTTGATCATTTACGTAGTATAGGTTTAAATGCTAGACCTACAGCTAGTAACGATTTCAAAGTACGTAGAGAGGCTGGTGCTATGCCAATGACTAGAATGGTAGATGGTGAGTCTGCACTACGTATTGATGCTAGATGTAGAAGATTAATAAAATCATTAGCTGGTGGATATCACTTTAAACGTGTCGGTATATCAGGAGGAACAGATAGGTTCAGAGATGCACCTAATAAAAATATGCACTCACACATTGGTGATGCTTTTGGTTATTTATTACTGGGTGGTGGTGAACATAAACGATTAGTACATGGATCTAACCGTAAAAATTACGGTGGTATAAATATAGCAAAGTTAGATTTTGATGTCTTTTAATAGATTAATAAGAGAAAGTTTACCAGAATATGCTAGGGCAATACCCTTTTCATCTCATCATATAAATTTTTTATCATTAGATCCATTTCAACAAAATTTAATGGACAATATGATGGATTATAAAAATTGGTTTGTTGCACAATCAAGAATGGGATACTCGGCTACGATAACCGTATATGATAAACCTACTGTTTGTTTTGGTTTTATACCGTTATGGCAAGGTGTAGCAGAGGCATGGATGTTAGTAGATGTCGATATTCGTACCAAAACAGTACCGTTTTTACGGAATACAAAACACATATTTCTTGGGATTGGTTCTATTATGGGACTACATAGACTGCAAATGTATGTACATGAGCATAATCAACGTGCTATAAGGTATGCAGAGTATGCAAAATTTAAACGTGAGGGTTTGTTAATGAATTATTCGCCAATCAAAGAAAACTATTATTGTTACGGAAGGTTATATTAAATGGGTGGATTTTTTTCAAAACCAAAAATAGCAGCACCGTCAAGAAGGATAGACGATAATCAAGAGGCTGAGAGAAAAAGAATAGCTGAAGAAAAAAGAACAAAACAAAGACAATTACAAGCTAGAATGAGAGCAAGACGTAAAGGTGGATTACGTATGCTTTTATCTGAGGAAAGAGAAAATGCTTCTCAGGGATTAGGTAGCACAGACTCTTTAGGATAATATGGAAAGACTTACAGCAGAAGAAGTTTATAAAAGAGCAGAAAAAGCTTACAGTAAAAAAGAAAACTGGAGAGATATATACGAAGAGTGTTATGAATACGCTTTACCAGAACGTAATTTATATTCTGGATATTATGAAACAAGAACTCCTGGGCAAAACAAATCAAAACGAGTGTTTGATTCCACAGCAATTTATTCTACACAGAGGTTCGCAAATAGGTTACAGTCCTCACTTTTCCCTCCCTATAGGAATTGGTGTAGATTAATTGTTGGGGATAATGCAAAAGTAGAATTAGAAGATGAGCAAAAACAAGAATTACAAACAGCATTAGATGTTTATACCGAGCAAATGTTTACATTGATACGTCAAACAAACTTTGATTTATCTATGTCTGAAATGTTATTGGATCTAGCTGTAGGTACTGGAGTTATGTTAATACAACCAGGAGATGACGAAGTACCGATACGTTTTGAAGCTGTACCACAATACTTAGTAGCATTAGAAGAAGGACCGTATGGTAGAGTAGATAATGTTTATAGAAGACATAAAATGAGAGGATCTGTTATTACACAACAATGGAAAGATGCTGTAATACCTCCTGAATTACAAAAAGATATTGATGATGATCCTAGCAAAGATTTAGAATTAATTGAAGCTACAGTATATGTTCCTGAAAGTGGAATGTATTGTTATCATTTATTACATAAAAAAACAACAAAAGGTAATACGATAAGTGAATTAGTATATCGTAAAATGGAAAACACTCCTTGGGTAGTTTGTCGATACAGTAAGATTGCTGGTGAAGTAATGGGAAGAGGTCCATTAGTGTCTTGCATCTCCGATATAAAAACTCTTAATAAAACTAAAGAATACATACTTAAAAATGCAAGTCTAGCTATAGCTGGTGTATATACTGCTAAAGATGATGGAATATTAAATCCACAAAATATACAAATAAAACCAGGGAGTGTTATATCTGTTGCATCAAATGGTGGCGCACAAGGTCCGAGCCTACAACCTTTACAAAGATCCTCGGACTTTAATGTCGGTCAAATCACTATGAAAGATCTCCAAGATAGTATTAAAAAACAATTGTTAGATGACGGACTGCCACCAGATGATATGTCAGCAAGAAGTGCTACAGAAATTGTAGCAAAGCAAAAAGAATTAGCACAAAATTTAGGATCTGCATTTGGACGTTTAATTACTGAGGCATTAATTCCTATTGTAACGAGAGTACTGCAAGTTATGGATGAACAAAAAATTATTGAAATGCCAATGAAGGCTGATGGCAAAGTTATAAAGGTAGTACCTCAATCCCCATTAGCCCAGGCACAAAATATGGATGATTTGCAAAGCGTAATACAGTTTATGCAAATTGTTCAAGGTGTTGGACAAATAGGACAGGTAGCAATTAATCAAGACAATGCTATAGATTTTATTGCAGATAAATTAGGAATACCTGGAAGTATATTAAATAGTAAACAAGAAAGATTAGCTATAGTACAACAATTAACACAGACAGCAATGCAAGCACAACAACAAGGTAATGAACAAGTACAGGAGGTAGCAGAAAATGTCATGGGATAGTTTAAATGATGCGCCAGAAATTATAGAACAACCAATATCAGATGATGACTTATTAGTAGCTAAAGTTTTTGTAACTAAAGATGGTCAGGAATTATTAGATTTATTAAAATTACGTACCTTAGACCAACCTACTTTTGTCCCAGGAGATGATCCTAGTTATGGATATTTTAGAGAAGGACAAAATTCTATCATTAGAGAAATTATACAAAAAATTAATCGTGTCCAAAATAGAAAATAAGAAAGGAAAAAAACTATGGCTGATGCTGAAACAAAAAGTGAAGAAGTATCTCAAGAACAAATTGATGAAAATAAACCATTATTGGGGAACACAGAAGAGCCAGAAAAGCTGGATGATGAAACAGTTAGTGAAGCACCTCATATCGAAAAAGAACCAGAAGTAAAAACAGAAAAAACTGAAAGACCTGATGATGTACCTGAACAGTTTTGGGATGAAAAAAAAGGCGCTGTAGATGTAGATGCTTTAACAAAAAGTTATAACAATTTACGTGAAAAAATGAGTCAGGGAAAACATAAGGCTCCAAAAGATGGAAAATATAATACTGATTTTATAAAAAAAATTGATGAAGAAAATTTTGAAGAAATAGAAAAAGATGATATGACACAAGATTTTTTAGATATAGCAAAAGAAGAAAACATGTCGCAAGAAGTTGTAGAACGTTTGTTTAATTTTTATATGAAACAACAAGGATTAATAGATCAAGAAATACAATATAAAAGAAGTGATGAAATAAAAAAACTTGGACGTAATGCTGATGGAATTATACAGAACATGGATAATTGGTTAAATGCATTTCATAAATCTAACACAATAACAACAGAAGAAAGAGAAGCTGTAGCAAATGCATCTACTAATGCATTATTTATATCTGCATTAAATAAAATTCGTAAAAGTTATGGGGAAAAAACTATACCATCTTTAACAGTTATAGAAGGAAATAAAGTTAGTATGGATGATGTTAAAGAAATGATGAAAGATGATCGTTATGGCAAAGATCCTGAATTTACGCAAAAAGTTGAAAAGCACGTATATGATATTCATGGTGAAAATTACTAACTGTACGTTACCTATTTATCCATTTAACTATGTACCGTAGTTGTACGGTTTACCTATTTTTTATAATTTATATTTAGCTGACAAGCGAAAGCCCAGCTAAGTGGTACTAAGTACAAGTAACTAGCCCTGTAGGATAACTAGATGCGTTTTATTTTTTTATTAACTATGAAGGGATTTTGAATATGGCAATAAACGTAAGTAATGCTTTTATTACTCTCTTTGATTCTGAAGTAAAACAAGCCTACCAAGGAGCTAGAAGTTTAGCTGGTCTTGTTAGAGAAAGAAGTGGAGTAGTAGGAAATACTGTTCGTTTTCAAAAAATTGGAAAAGGACAGGCACAAATAAGAACACCTCAGACAGATGTTACCCCTCTCAATGTAACTTACAGTAATGTAAGCGCTACAATGACAGATTTTATATCTGCTGAGTATACTGATATTTTTCATCAACAAAAAGTAAACTTCCAAGAGAGAAGTGAATTAGTACAAGTAGTTTCTACTTCTATCGGTAGAAGAATGGATCAGGTTTTAATTGATTCAATAGTAGCTGGTTCACCAGGAACAACTATAGCTAATACTGTAGCTGAAGATGGTACTTCTGGAAGTGCTAGTGGATTAAACTTAGGTAAACTAAGAGAAGCTAAAAAAGCATTAGATGCTAAGAATGTTCCAACAGAAGGAAGAACATTGTTAATACATGCTAATAGTTTATCTGCGTTACTAGGTTCAACTACTGTAACAAGTGCAGATTTTAACTCTGTAAAAGCCTTAGTAGACGGAAGTCTAGCTACTTTTCTTGGTTTCAATATCGTTACTATTGGTGATAGAGATGAAGGTGGTTTAGCAATAGACGGATCTAGTGATAGACCTGTTTATGCATTTCACAGAGATGCAATCGGTATGGGGATCGGAATGAATCAAACAAGTAGAGTAGATTACATTCCTGAGAAGACCTCATTTTTAGTAGCAAGTATGTTCAGCGCTGGAAGTGTAATGATTGATGGCGAGGGACTTTGCAAAATTGTAACCAGAGAATAGGAGTATAACATGGCTTTTGTAAGAGCAGATTTTAGTCCATTAGGTGGTCAAAGTAAAGCTGGCAATACACCAGCATTGTATGTGTATACAACTACCGAAGCACATACAGCTGTAGATGCTAGTGGTTACTTTAACGATTTAAGCGACACACTATCCGTAGGCGATATGATTATCGTTCATGGAGCAACTGGAGGCACTAGAACAGTAACAATGCATATTGTTGTATCTAATGCATCTGGAGTAGTAGATGTAAGTGATGGCACAACAATAGGTGCTGTTTCTGACTCTGACTAATATTATAACTGGGGATATGGTTTAACTGTATCCCCAATAAAAAAGGTTTATTATGGCTACAGGTGATACCAAACTTTCAATATGTTCAGACTCATTAATTATGTTAGGTGCATCTCCTCTTAGTTCATTTTCCGAAGGAACCGACTCAGCACAAATATGTGATAGATTATATGATGATACCAGGGACGTAGTTTTACAAATGTATCCTTGGTCGTTTACATATAAAAAATCACAATTAGCTAGAACAACAAATACACCTACAAACGAATATCAATATGAATATACTTTACCTTCTGATCGCTTAGGATCAGGAGTACGTGCTATTTATAATAGCAGCGCTGTTGGAGCAATACCTATAATAGCTTGGGAAGTTTTTGGTACAGCAGTATTTACTAACGAAACAACAGTTTATGCAGATTATCAGTTTCGTCCTAGTGAAGATATTATGCCTACATATTTTGTACAATTACTAAAATATTGGATGTCATGGCATATTGCTGAGGCTGTTACAGATCAATTAACAAAAGCAGATTATTTTAAACAAATAGCGTGTGGTTTACCTTCTGAAAATATGAGAGGTGGAATGTTTAGACAAGCAACACAAATTGACTCACAAAGTAGACCTTCCTGGTCAATTGATGATTTTGATTTAACGGCTGTAAGATAATGAAAAAGAAAAGAAAATTTTATAAAGATTCAGCACAAATTAAAAGACAAAAAAGAGATACGCAAATAATTATGGCATCACAAGGTAAGCTAAAAAGTTTTGAAGAGTTTAAAAAATTTATGGAAAAAAAAAGGAAGGAAATAAATGAAAAAGGGATATCACAAGACTAAAAGTGGAGGTACAGCAAAAAAAGGATTGTACTATAATATCAATCAAAGAAAAAAAGCTGGCACCTCTAGAACAAAAAAGAAAAGCACAATAACATCTAAGGCTTATTCTAATATGAAATCAGGATTTAAAAAGAAAGGATAATGGTAGCAAAAAAATATCAAAATCCATCTGGTGGTTTAAATGATGCTGGTAGAGCATATTTTAAAAGAAAAGAAGGCAGCAATCTAAAAAAACCACAAAGTAAAGGTAAAGATGGTAGACGTATATCTTTTGCAGCTAGGTTTGCTGGAATGAAAGGACCAGAACGTGATAGTAAAGGAAGACCTACTAGGTTGTTATTAGCTTTACGTAAATGGGGATTTAGAAGTAAAGAAAGTGCTAAAAAATTTGCATCAAGGAATAAAGCTTGAGTAGAGTAATACAAATACAAACAAACTTCAGTATAGGTGAATTAGATCCATTATTGCGTGGTCGTGTAGATTTAAAACAATATTATAATGCTTTACAATCTGCAACGAATGTATTTATACAGCCACAAGGTGGAGTAAAAAGAAGAGATGGATTAAAGTTTATTACAGAATTACCAAGTGCTGGTAATCCACAAAATGGTGTACGTTTAATACCTTTTGAGTTTAGTGCAGATGATAGTTATATGTTTGCATTAGTAAATCAAAGAATTTATATTTTTAGAAATCAGGCATTAGTTACTAACATAAATGGTACAGGTAATGATTTTCTTGCTATTAGTTCTATTACATCAGCTATGCTTACTAAGATACGTTACGCTCAGAGTGCCGATACTATAATATTAGTACATGAAGATTTATCTCCACTAAGAATAATACGTGGAGCAGATCATAACTTGTGGACTATTTCTACAATTGCATTTAGTAATGCGCCTAAACATGCGTATACATTAACAACTTCAAATCCAAGTGCTAATATTACACCTGATAAAACTTCAGGTAATATAAAAATAACAGCAAGTTCAGGAATATTTGCATCTAGTAATGTTGGTCAATATATAAATATTTTATCTAATTACGGAAGGTTGCGCATTGTAGAATTTGTAAGTTCTACAGAAGTAAAAACTACAGCAGAAATTAATTTATTTGATACTACAGCAGTAGCATCTGGTGATTGGGAATTAGAAACAGGGTATGAAGATGCTTGGTCTGGTTCTAGAGGTTATCCAGTATCCGTTACATTTCACGAAAGTAGATTATACTTTGGTGGTAGTAAAGGACAGCCAACTACATTTTGGGGAAGTAATGTTGGTGATTATTTTAATTTTGAATTTGGTGAAGGATTAGATGATCAATCTGTTACAGGTACTATAGTTACAGAAAGTTTAAATGCTATTGTAGATATTTTTAGTGGTAGAGATTTACAAATATTTACAACAGGTGGTGAATTTTATATACCACAAACTACTAATGAACCTATTACACCAGGTAATTTAACTGTTCGTGTCGGTACTAGAAATGGTATTAAACAAGGTGTACCTGTAGCTGGATTAGATAGTGGTACAATTTATGTTCAACGTTCTGGTAAATCATTAAATGAAATGTCATTTACAGATACAGAGTTAGCTTATACTACTGCTAATATATCTTTACTTAGTTCACATTTATTAAACGTTCCTGTAGATATGGCTATACGTAGAAGTACGTCAACAGAAGAAACAGACAGATTATTTGTAGTAAATTCAGCAGACGGATCTATAAGCGTATACTCTATACTAAGAAGTCAAAATGTTATAGCACCAAGTCAGTTTACAACAAGTGGTAATTTTTTAGCTGTAGGTATAGATGTAGATACGACTTATGTAATTGTTAAAAGAACAATAAATAGTGTTGATAAATATTTTGTTGAAATATTTGATAATACATTACATACCGATAGTGCAGTATATGTAACAGGCACAAACGCAACAGCAACAGCTAGTCATTTAGTATCTACTACAGTAGATGTTTTAAATGATGGAAATGTTGAATCACAACAAACTACAAATGGTAGTGGTCAAGTAACATTGACTAGAACAACAGCTAGTAATTATGAAATGGGAATACCTTTTACTATTAATATACAAACTATGCCTGTGCAACCAAATACATCAGGAGCAGTAAGTCAAAAGGGTTTTAAAAAAAGAATATTAGAAGTAAATGCAGATGTTTTTAAATCCAAATCTATGAAAGTAAACGGACAGTTAGTAGCATTTAGAAATTTTGGAGAGGATGTTTTAGATACACCTGTACAAGAATTTACAGGAGTAAAAACAGTCGGTCCATTATTAGGTTTTGATAAAGAAGGAACAATAACAGTAACCCAAGATGCGCCATTAGATTTAAATATATTGGCGCTAGATTATAAAGTGAGTTTAGGACAATAATATGCAATATGTAGCAGCAGCTGGAACAGCAATAGCAGCTTACGGTCAATACCAGGCTGGTAAGTTTCAAAGAGATATGTACAATCAACAAGCCCAACAAGCAGAGATGGAGGCAAAGCAAAGAGCAATAGAGTATGAACAAAAAGCATTAAATGTACTTGATGATACTTTACGTAGTGTTGCTTCAATAAACGCAGCTGCTGGTAGCGCTAATTTAGATCCTTTTTCTGGATCAATAGCAAATTTAACAAGTTACGCATTATCTAGTGGATACAAAGATTTTACTACATTAACAAGAGGATCTGAAATAACTCAAGACATGGGAAGTTATCAAGCTGGTATTTACAGAGCATCAGGAAAAATGGCTTATCAAACAGGAGTATATAATGCTATAGGAACATTAGCAATGGGAGCTGCTCAATCTGGTTCTACAGGACCAAGTAATCCAGGTGGTGGTGAAGGTTTTGGAGGTAGTGGTTCACAAGGTTACGGATACGCACAGGTTAATTAATGGCAAGATATAATCCATATACTTCAGGTAAAATATCCTTAACAGGAGTACAACGTATTGATAATTCTGCTGGTAGAGAGAGTGTGCGTATGGCTAATACTATTGCACAACAGGCTAGTCAAATAGCGCAATTTGCATTTAGTCGTTATGAAAAACAAGCAATAGCCGAGGCTAAAAAAAGAGGTGCTACAAATCCAGAACAAACATTAAAACAGTTTGAAGGTAAAACCCCTACCTCATCTGCCGATATTGCGCAATTTGATTCAGCATTAACTATATCTGCTGGTAACGTAGAAGTTAATACATTAAAAGAAATGGCAAAAGCTGTATCAGATGCAGAGATAAACAAAACAAATCCAAGTGATTTAGCAAAAACCTTAGACGCAATAAGGTTAGGATCTGTTAATGCTATAAGTAAATTAAATCCTATAGTCGGACAAAACTTAAATTTTTCTTTATCTAAAACAGCTAATAATAATTTTATAAGTTATAGCAATTCATACGCAAAAGATCAGCAAGAAAAATTAGCAACACTTGCTATAGAAAATACAGAAACAAAAGTACAATTGTTAGAACAACAAACAGCACTTTTATTAAATACAAAAGATTTTGATGCAAAATTAAAAACAGATATAGATGAAATTAAAGCATATTATTTTGCTAATAATGTATCACCATCTAATATTACTACTAAGGTATTAGCATATAAAGAAAGAATACATAAAGCACGAATAAGAAATGAATTTAGAAAAAGCACAAACAAACAAAAATATTTAGAAAAATTTACTAACGATAATGGACAGTCTATATCTAGAGGTATATCAGATGCCGATAGAAAATCTATGACTGGAGAAATGAACTCTGAGTTATCAAGAATAGATAGTGCAAATAGTTCATTAATTAATAATCTAAGTAAAAAAGTAAAAGATATAGGTAAAACATTATCTCAAGGATTAGAAATAGGATCTTCTTTAGATGATATAGAAAGACTTATAGAACCGTTATCTAACAATGATAATAAAATAGAATTACAAAATGAAATAAAAGAATTAAAAGCTATAAGTCCTATACTAACAAATTTTAGAAATTTAGATATTCCAGGTATGACAAAACAAATAGCATTTTTACAAGATGCTATTGAAAATGATAATAATGTTTCAGCTATAGAAAGAGAAATACTAGAAGATGTAAAAAAAATTAAAAAAGATCGAGAAACTTTTATAAAACCTTTAGAAACAGATATTACAGAATTAACTGAAATTTTTTCAGAAGGCATGAAACCTAATAAAGAATTTATGGATGATGTTCGTGCAAGAGTTATACAATCTAACGAACCATCATTAGTAGAAAAATTTGATAACATGGTTGCTTTATATGAAACGACTGAAGTTATAGAGGCATTACCTTTAGTACAAGGAAAAAAATTATTAGATAAAATTAATCAACAAGTTAGACAAGATGGTGTTACACCTGATGAAAAAAAACAAATAGAAATATTAAAAAAAGTACAGAGTAATAAAAAAGAACAATTAAAAAAAGATCCTGTAGCATTTTATCAAAATACTAATAACAATACGTTTGTAGATTTTCCTGAGATAGATATGGAAATGATGTTGAGTAATACAAATGAAACACAACAAGACAAACAAATAAACAACACTATAACAAATAGAATAAATTACATGGAGGCTGTAGCAAATAAAAATGGTACTCCATTTAAAATATTGTCTAATGAAGAAATAGAATTTATAGAAAATAAATTAGAGTCAGGTAATAACGCAGAAGATGTAAATACGTTACGTATTATTGGTAATCGTTTTGGTGATAATTCAACAGATATATGGGAGCAATATTTTTCTGATGGCAAAGGAGTTAAAGCTAAAGAATATGCTCACATGGGTTTATTATCTAGCATTAATCCTAAAGCAGTAAATGAAGCATTAAATGGTTTTGAAGTAATAGAAAATAAAGATTTTAAGTTTGATATAGGAGAAGGATCTGATTTTACCAGGCATGCTGTAAATCATTTAAATAGAATGGGATTACCTACTGATGATCGTTCAGCTGTAATAAGTGTTGCTACAGCAATATATATACAAAGAGAATCTAAAGAAGGCAAATCAGGAACAGCATTAACATTTAGACGTAAAAAGTTTGAAGAAATTGTTAATGAAGTTGTAGGAGGTGTAGATAATACTGGAGGTTTTTTTGAGTACAATGATGTACAAACTATATTACCACCAGGACTAAGCAAAGATGGTTTAGATGATTTACTAGATAATGCAACAAAAGAAGAATTTGAATTATCTTTATTGACAACAGACGGATTACCTACCGTAGCATATTTTGAAAGTAACAATGAGTATAAACCATTTACAGATTATGAAGATTCAATACAAGGAAATATACATTTACAATTATACAAACCACATAAAGGATTATATTCAGTAAGCCTGGATCCTGAAGGACAACAAACTTTATATGGTAAAAATGGTCAACCAGTAATATTTGATATTAGAAAATTAGCAGATGTACGTACAGCTAGAATAGATGATCTTAGACAAACAGAAATAATAGAAAATAGAAAAAAAGAAATACAACAAATGGAGAAAAAAATTATGGAAAATTATACAATTAAAACACCTTACGCAAGTGGTAAACCTATTATCCAAACTGCTGTAGATATAGTAGCAGATATAATGCCTGGTGCTAACATAGAAGATACAAAATTACAAATGATGGAAATAGCAAGCGCAGAAAGTGTTTTTGCTACAAAGAACGGCACATTTTCTTCTTACAGTACAGGACCATTTCAGTTTGATGACGGACCAGAAACAGCATTTTCTACAATACAAAACAGAATTAAAAATGAGCCAAATGGTAACATAGCAAAAAATGCACAAAAAATAGAAGATGCAATAAATCAAGAATACCCAGAAATAAATTTTAAAGTAAGTGAATTAAAATGGGAAGATATGAATAAACCATTACATAGCGCTGTAATGTTGCGTTTATTTATGGCTATGTCACCAGAACCTATAGGTAATACTGTTGAAGAAAGAGCAGCATGGTGGAAAAAAAATTGGAATACTGAGGCTGGTAAAGGAACAGTAGATCATTACATAACAGAGGCAAAAGCTAACTTATAATGTACTTTAAAAATCCAGATGATTTTGTATCTAATAATCCAAACCTTGGACCAGCTACGGAACCATATCAATCAGATTTTGGAAGAGATTGGGATGTTACCTGGAAAGATCATAAATTATC